TGCGAAAGGAACTGGTCGGGGAGAGAGGATTCGAACCTCCGGCCCCTGCCTCCCGAAGAGAGGGGACGGACTTAAAAGCCGCAGATTTCCGTCCGACAGGTGCGGATGCGTTGAATGTGCGCGAGAACAAGCGCGGAACATCACCCGCCTTTCCGGGCCTTTCACCGGAGCAACACCGGAGCGTCGGCGCTGATGGTTTGCCAGCGCGTCGACCTGCCGGGCGGAGGATCCGCCATCGTCTGCGGACCTCGCCAGCGTAAGCGCAAGTGCGTGAGCTGCGGCCGCCCCGCCGGGCTTCTGTGCGACTGGAAGGTGAAGACCAAGAAGTCGGGCACTTGCGACGCGCCGATCTGCGACCGCTGCACGCACGTTCCTGCCCCCGACAAGGACCTGTGCCCGAGGCACGCGGCGGAATGGAAGGCGAGGGGGCGATGATTTCGCACGGCAAGGGCTTTGTCATCCGCCATCGCTCCGGCCGCTATCTGGATAGCCGCATCCGGTCGGCGGGCTTCAAGGCGGGCGAACCAATTCCGCCACTCGAGATATGTTACCGCCTCACTCCCAACCCGCTAGCCGTGTCATTTTGGGCGTTAACGCGAGCGAGTTTGGAAGGATGGCTCTCTCAACCAGGCTGGCACATGGTCGCGCACCAGTTTGAGGTCGTCCCAGCGCCCGGATGCGGCGTCTGCGGCACGCGGGGCGGCTTCGGCGTCACGATGTACGGCAGCAAGGATTGGTCGCAAATCCGGTGCGAGCGGCACGCTGACCGCAACCCCTGCGCGATAGAGGGATGCAAGCGCACGCGGGAGGCGGGGGACGCAGGACTCGCAACCGATCAATATCTATGCGGCGAGCACTGGCGAAAGTACGTCCCGCCGCGTTCTCGCCTCCGCCGCCTCTATCACGCTCATTTCCGCCGCGGGAAGCGTGAAGGCTGGACGATGAAGCGGCATCGGCAACTTGAGCGGTTCTGGGATTTTGTCGTCAAGGTCGCGCGCAAGCGGCACGAGGGCGGCTTTCTCGACGAGGCCGAGATCAACCGGATCATGGGATGGGATAAATGATGGACGACTCGCCGCCCCGCACGCCACCGATCGAACCGCAGGAATATCTGTCCGGTCCGAAGGTGGTCGACATTGGCGACCTCCGCGTAGCGCGCGGCATGACGCGCCGCCCCTTCACGGCCTGTCGTCATCGCCAAGTCGTTTATGACCCGCGCGAGCGCCGTATCTGGTGCAAGGATTGCGAGACCGACGTGGAAGCATTCGATGCGTTCATGGAAATCGTCGAGCAATTCGACCGGGCGGCGAAGGAGGCCAAGCGCCTGCTCGACGAAGCGAAGGAAGCCCGCGCCTTCTCGCTCATCTCGATCGCGGCGAAGAAAATCGACAAACTGTGGCGCAATCGAAAGCACGTCCCGGCCTGCCCACACTGCGGAAACGGGCTCTGGCCGGAGGATGCTGACCGTATGGGCATGGTGTCGAAGGAATGGGACAGTGCACACCGCGCGCGCCGCAAACGCGAGAAGGGAGGGCGATGACCGATGACGACTGGAACCGGCGCTGCAACAACTGCCTCGAGACCGGCGGCGTCATCCGAATGTGGGGCGCGGTCCATTGGTGCCGCCAGTGCGCGAGCGAAGCCGGGGAGATGGGGCGCCGCGCGATCGTGCGGCATGACTTTCAGGGCGACCCGGAGAAATTCACGCCCGACGTTCTAAAGCGCATCGCGAACGGGCCGATCATGGATTCGAACGCGCTTTACCTTCCGGCTGGGAAGCTATCTAAAGCGGAATCCGACGCTCGCGAGCGGGCGATGCTCAAGGGGGAGTGCGGCTTCAATGTCAGCGATTGCCGCTTTGACGATGAGGATATCAGGGCGGCTATCCCAAAGGCTGCGCGCAAAGCCCTCGCTCACAAAGACGTGAACGCCAACATAGGAGGGACCGATGCATGATGTGCCGACTGAGACAATCGCAGGGCGCCTCACAGAGGCGCAGAGGCGGGCGATCACTCATGTCGGCGCGGGCAACGGCTGGGGAATCTTAGCAGGGGTGCGCTGGGACCGGCGAACGCGCTACCGACTGTTCGACCTCGGCCTTGTCGCGGCGTCGCGTTTAACCGACAAGGGGCGCGCAGTCCTTGCGATCCTGAACGGGGAGTGATGCACCGCTACGCGATATGGCGGCGAGCCGACCGGGAACCCCCTGTCCTAACTCGCCGCGCAATCCCCCCATACAACAATAACCAAATTGAGGACAGTTCCGTTCGCCAGCGCGGTCCCGTTTACATATGATGCTGGCGGCTGGTCGGCTCCTGTCGTGAGAAGCAGGAGCCTCAGGTCGCGGCGATAGCACTCGACTGAGGGTCGCGGCCGCCAGTCATTCTTTCCCGCACAGCCGCCGCCAGACGGCATTATGCTCGATCAAGTCCTTGACCGTCTCGTCGGTGTCGAACTGGTTACCCGGGTCATCCTGCCCGGGCTCGGCGGCTACCGAATATTTGACCTCGCGATCATTCAGGCAGAAATCGCTCGCAATTCGCAGGGTTTCGCGCTGACCGCAGGCACTCGTCATAAGCAGCACGGCTACGCTGATCGCGAACAGCGGCGCGCGTTTCGTTGGCAGTCTGGACATTCTCAAGTGCCTTTCCTTGGGCTTCGACGCGCTCGGCGGTGACGCCCGCCTTCACGCCATCGCTGCGAGCATCGTCGACGGTATCGGTGAACCACCAGACCACGCCGCCGATGATGGCAGCGGCGATCAGCGCGACAATCCCCCACGCCGCGAGCTTGGCGAAGCGTTCGCCGACAATGCGGGTTGCGAGGGGGATGAGGAAGGCGATCATCACTCCCCTCCCTCGGCCTTGCCCTGCCGAGCAAGCCGCGTTCCCGTCGCCAGCCCGAACACGAACACACCGATTCCGATGCTCGCGAGAACGCGCAGGGGGCCATCAGGAAGCACGTCGAGCAATGCTTGGGTCTGGTCGGGGTTGGCGGCGAGATAGCCCGCCACGACACCAGCAAGGGCAGCGAGGCGGACACTGTAGAAACGCCAGGCTGCGCGCCAATTTTCTACTGGTCTCATGATCTTGTGCCCCATTCCACCGTTGAAATGAGAGGGGCAAAATGATAGGAACGGGACGGGAACAGCGTTGGCCCGCTGCCCCGTCCCTGACCACAATGCGATAGGAGCGCACCATGGCTGCAAAACCATTGCCCGACGCGGAGTTTCTCCGCAATATTTTGGACTACAACCCCGAAACCGGAGAATTTACGTGGCGGCGGCGAAATGCCTCCATGTTCAAGACCGGCCGCGCAGCTTCTGTGTGGAACAGGCGCTATCCCGGAACGCCAGCCGGGATGATTTACCCGCGCCACCGCTATCTCGTTATCACTATCAACAACCGACATTATCTTGCGCATCGGCTGGCGTGGAAAATGATGACCGGCAAAGACCCTGAGTTTGTCGATCACATCAATCACGACCGTGGGGACAACAGATTCGAAAATCTGCGTGATGTCGATTTTGCCGGAAACGCCTCCAATCAAAAGAGGCGCGTCAACAACAAGAGTGGCGTGACGGGCGTTTACCGAGAAGGGCAAACGAAGCTTTGGCGCGCGGTGATCCAGTTGAACGGCGCCGACATTAAGCTCGGCAGGTTCAGGTCGTTCAGCGATGCGGTGGCGGCTCGCAAGGCGGCTGAGATTGAGATGGGCTTCCATCCAAACCACGGCTCGGGGTAGCCGCACCGACCACATGCGCCACCATTGGCCCGCGTTGTCGATCAGGTATTTCATGCCAGCCACCCCTTAACCTTCGCCAGATGGGCCTTGCGGTCAGCGAGCCCGTTAGTGCCGCCATTGATGAGCTTCGTAATGCCGAGCACGTTATCGGCGTCGGCGAGCGTGTTGAGGCCGTTCGCCTTCCAATATTCGAGGGCCAGATGCAGACCGATAGAGGGAAGCGCGGCAATCTCGGGGTGGCGCTCGAGGTCGATCCCGATCTTCTTGCCATAGCGGCGATAGTTGGCTCGCCCGGTTATCTGGATCGGCCCTCGGCCCTTGAACAGCTTTCCATCGCCCGGGTTGACGTTGCCGAGGTCTTTTCGGCCCTCGTAAGCCTGCCCGCTCGCGATTTCCTCCATGTATCGGAAAGAGCCGCTTTCATGGATGAGCTGGGCGAGGAAGTGCGCCAGCCGAAGCGGGCTGTCCATCACGCCATATTCGGGGAACCAGCGGGTCGCGGCGATAGCCATTTCCTGCGCGCGATCGATCGTCGCCCCGCATTTGCGAAAGAGCGCCGTATAGGTGGCAGGGCCGGGGATGCCGTCTGCCGTGACGTCGAGCGCCTTTTGGAGCCCTTTGATATTCATCGCCGTTTCTCCAATGCAAGGTCGAGCTTCGTCTCGATGCGGGCTAGCCGGTCATTCACCTGCGTTGCTGTGCGGTCCTGCGCGTCCGCCCGCTGTTCGAGCTTGTCGATGCGGGTATTCGCCGTTGCTACGTCGCTGCGCAGCGAACCAGCTGCGAAGACGATGCCGATGCAGGACAGCCCGAGCCCGGCCCATGCTGGCCAACTGGCGCGCTTCTTCCCCTGCCGCGCCTCCCATATGTCGAACATCTGGTTCGCGATGACGCGGGTCTGCGCGGTGTTGCCGTCATCGGCCATGGTCGCCTCCCTGCTGCATCGGCATCATTATCGGGGATTCCGGGGTCCGCGCCTCCGTCACAGGACGATACCGCGCGCGCGAAGGTCTGCGATCAGCGTCCCGAGCACATCGGCCAATTCGGCCACCGCGTTGGAAACCTGCTGAGCCTCGGTCTGCACATATCCAGCACTAGCCGTCAGTGCGCCCGCGTTTGCGTCAAAGCTCCGATCCGTCGTCACGTTCGTCGCCGTGTAGGTCGCGAGCGGGGCGGCAGGAATGACCTCCTGCGTCACGATCCAGTTGTTCGTCGCTACCTGCCAATAGCAATGCAGGACAAATGGCCCCGCGGTCGATGCGAACACTTCACTTGCCGCACCGTTGATTTTGCCGGTCACGCCACCCACCGTCGCGGCTTGAAGAGTGATGTTGCCAGTCGGGTTCTTGTTCGAGCCTGAACCCAGCAGGACGATGCGGACATAGGTCGCGCCGGTTCCTGCGTTAAGTGCAGTGTCGCCCTCAAGCGTGATCGTCTTGGTGTTGTCTCGGAACACCGCATCATGACTGGCGCACTCACCCAACTTCAGCGTTGCCGCGCTAGCCCCCAAGTTTCCGCCCGGCGTCGGGTATTTCCACTGAGGCACACCGTCATTAGTAAAGAAGATTGGGCCGTAGCTCTTGTATGCCGAAGCTGCCGTGCCGGTTGCTGTTTTTGGCGCGAGCTTGAACCACTTGTCCAGCGGAAGAAGATATTGCCCGGCGAGGAACGCATTGTGCAGGACGTTGGAGGTCTGCACGATATCAAACTCATTGAGCTCGGCGTAATAGCCCATGATCTTCGGCGACCACGAAGAGCTATTCGTGCCGTTGCCGAGCGTCAGGCCGAAGGTGCAGGCCTGAATGATCGCCATGTCCAACAGGCCGGGATAGGGCGACTTGTCGTGCCATCCGATAGCGCATTGCAGGGCGGTAAGATGACCGATACGGGTCACGTTGCTGTTCAAGCTGAAAAGGCCCACAGGCGACCCATAGACGAACCGCATGTCTCCGGACGTGACCGTGTTGGGTACCCACGGATAGACGGTGACGGTCTGCGCATCGCGGTCCACCGCCGTCACGAGATAGGGCTCGTCATTGATGATGACGAAATCTTGCGTATCGGGGTCGAGCGCGTCGGGGATTACCGAGACGCCGCCAAGCACCGAAGTCTGGCCCAGGCTCTGCGACGATCCGCTCTGTGTATTCGACGTGAAAGGTGACGTAATAGTGGTGGCGCCGCTGGTTCCGTAGGTGCCGATGAACTGAGCCCGCATCTTCCCGACCGTGAGGCCGCTGCTGTTCTGCTCGTCATCGTCTCGCGGCGACAGGATGCCCCACTTCTGGAAATAGATCACTTCCAACACGTCGATATGACACCGACCTGCGCCGTGCAGGCGGATGGCCTGTTGCACTGTGCGTGAGGCGATCGACGACGTTCCGGTCCCCTGCAGTTTTATGCGCCCATTGATCGTGAGGAAGTCGATCCCATCGATCACGATCATCTCGTCCATCTCGGCTGTCGCGGTAATCTCAAGATTGCAGCGCAGGGACTTGGTGGCGCCACCCGAGATGGTGACCGGGGCATCGATCTCGTAGACCCCGGTCAACTCGGCTTGCGGGACGTTGTTCGCGCCGATGTAGTCGAAGAACGCTTGTAGTTTCTCGGTGTCGGTGCCCGCGAAATCAGCCGGCGACCATATTTCCGCAAGCTTTCCGCGGACGTTCCGGGTGGCCGCGCCGGTAGCATTTTGGGTAGCATCCACCAGCGCCGCGCCCTTGTCGCTGTCGGTGGAAGCGAGGGCTGCAGTGGTGGGCAACACACGCAGTTCGGTAGCAACAGGCCCGGAGTCGTGGCGATAAACCGTGACGATCCCGCCATCCTCGACCGCGAACGTTTCTCCTTCGCTAGTCGCAGCGAGGCCGTCGGAGGTATCGGCATAGTTCGGACCGGCGGCGGCCAGTGCGACAGCTTCGCTCGCAGCGGCGGCATCGGCCGATTGAGCAGCTTGGCTGGCCTTTATTGCCGAAATCGCCGTATTCTCGCCAAGATAAACCGGGACCGGAGCCCCATTGACGACGATATTAAGATCCGCTGCCATCGGTCACCTTCCCAGAAACCTGAATTATGCCAGCCATGAACCGCTGCTGGGTTCCGCCGCTGGGCGTCCAGAGAATGTCGAAAACCATTTCCTCAAGCCCGTCCGCGTCGCCGTCCGAAGGAAGGGCCGCAGTTTGGGTATCGGTCAGTTCGAGCGTGATCGTCGTGACCCCATCGGCGTAGGAGCCGACCGTCACATCGAAATCGGCGAGGGTCGCCCCTGCCGCATCGGGAGCCGCGCGGATGGACGCATCGAAGGTGTCAGCGCTCACGTCCATGCCTACCGCGAGCACGTAGACATAGGGCAACCCGCGGTCGATCGCGCGCACCTGCGGCTTGCCCTGAAGGCCGAGCCCACCCTTGCCGTCCGCGGAGAGCTTCCGCAGCCAGTCATCCCAAGCTGTCATTTCATGCTCCTAAACAATGCCGCCGTCGTCGGGGTCGTATGCTTTCGCGTTGTGGCTGATCACGCCATTCGAAATGTAGGTGTGCGCGTCGGCGACAGTGATCTTGGCGACCCGCGCCGTTCCATCGGGAACGCCGATTTCCCTCGCCCTGACCCAGCGATTGTTGACCAGGAACCGATGATCCGCCGTTGCGCGGATGGTAACCGGTCCTTCATCGCCGTCGAGTTCGCACGCGAATACCGGCTCATCCGAGAAGGAAATCGCCAGCACCGGCCAATTGCCCCATGCCATCGTCGTTTCGTGGCGGGTTCGCAGGACCGTTCCGGGAACCAGATCGCCAGCCGGGATCGACGTGCCATCGGCAAGCAGGATCGGCGTGTCATCAGCGACGCAGCGGCCGGGCGGCGGCGGGTCGGGGTCCGGATACACACCACCTTCGCCGGCGGTGTTCTGATATCCGAGGAAAACATAATCCGATGAGCTCATCTCGTCTTCGGAGGGCCATTCGGTCGCCAAATACTCTTCAGCGTCCAGATCCCAGAAAACGCCGTACGTCGTCAGCGAATCGAGGTACGGGATCGTGTCGGCAGGCAGCGAAAGCGGAACCGCGTTTGTCAGCACGCCAGAGAAGGCCTCAATAGAGATGCTGTCCTCGTCGCTCGACAGCGGATAGTTCACCGTCTTGGTCGCAAAACGATAGGCGGCACCGCGGCGCGCGCCGGCCGAGGTTTCGTCGCGCTCTTGCGGCGTCTGCCCCAGCGCGGGCGTCGGAGGCGCAACGCCCGTCTCACCGAGGGCATAGGCGTGCTTCGCCGGCGTCTCGCCGATCAGCGTCAGCTTGACCGTCATCGTGGCCGGATCGATTTCCCGGTTGAGAATAATCGCGTCAGTATCGAGCCCGAGCTGCGGAAGATCGAGATGCAGGCATTCGCCGGGGCGATAGGCGCGAAGCCGCGGCATGCACGGCAGTTCGATCGGATGCAGTTCGCGCCCGTTGACCAAGCGATAGGCTGCCAGCTGAGCAGCCTGGTCGACGTCCTTCACGAAGTTGAACGGCCATTCCGCCGAGCGTTCTTCGCCGTCCTCGGTCACATATTCCGACACCGTCACCGCGTCGGCCTGCGTCAATTCCCAGTTGTGGCTGGGGCTCCGATATTTCGGGATGATCGTGTTGAGCCGGTCGCGATAGGACTGCATCGCGACCACGCTCATGTTTCCGTCGGCGATGTCCTCTTCGGTGATGGTGTCGAGCGCCACCGCGGGCGCGTCATAGCGGAAGGACAGGATGCCGCCCGGCACAGGCTCGCCCGAGCCCGCCGCGCAAATGTCTATCAGGTTCTGCGCGCGGTCACCGGGTTCGAAACAGACCCCGGAAATCGTCCAGCCGTTCGCTTCGCAGACATTCGCCCAGGCCGCGACGACCGCCCAGTCTATGCCGTCCGCGGGCAGTCCGATGCCGAAGGTTCGCTTGCCGTTCTGGTAGCGCCCATAGGCATAGGTACCGGCATGGAGGGCGGGGTTCTCCGAATAGACATAGGTCGCTTCATTGCCGAGCCTGCAACTGCCCGAGCCGCCCGGAAACGTGCTGTCCAGTCGCGGGTCATAGACCTTGACCCCTTCGAGATAGGCGCCGGTGACCGGCAGGCCGTTCGCGAACTTCTTGCCCTTCTTGTCGAACCGGTAGGACCAGCCGATCGCCGCCTGTCCAGATAGCTTGTGGCTCGCGCTCCATCCCGGCGTTCCCGCCCATTGCGGCGATAGCGCGCTGCTCTCCGGGCAGGCTCCCAGTTGCGTGTCGGTGTAGAGAAATCCCGTGTACCAGCTGGACACCGCAGCGAAGTCGACCCGTGGCGAGATGCTCTGGACTGGCCCGCCGCCCGAATAGACCACCGCGTCGAACAGATAGGGGTTCTGAACCTTGTCGACCTTGCCGCCGTACCCCGCCCTATGGCGAAGGACGCCGGCGAAGTGACAGCCTCCCATGACATAGGGCTGCGGCGCGTTGGCCTCAACGATGAGCTGCGTGACCGAGCCTCGGGCTGGCGGCGGTTTTGCGAGAACCTGCGATCCGATCGTCGCGGTGGCGGCGATAATCGCGGCAGGAACCTGCCAAGGGCCAGGTATTAATGCGACAATCCCAGCCACTTTTCCGAGGATGTTCAGCGGCTTGCTCATACTCGCCAAGCCCCCGTCAGATCTTCGACCCCAGCATCATAGATCACGACCGCGCTCCCATCGGGGAGCCACCCGAGCAGCTTTCTCGGGCCGACAAAGATCAGCACCGAGTCCAGTCCTTGGTCGCCCGGCGTGATGCAAATATCCCCCGTCAGCATCATTGCAGGCGGGATGCGCACAAGGATGCTGTCCAGCATGTCGCCGACCGATTCCCAGCCGCGTTCTTTCAAGGCCTTCTTGGCCGCCAGCGCCGAACGGATGCGCGGCAGGGTCGGCGGCTTCCGCCCCATCTGGCGCAAATGATAATGGGCGAGGCGGACGCAATGCCGACCCTCGCCCCAATCGAAGGGCTGGCCCTTGAACTTGTCGAGCGTCGCCTGTGTCGCCTCTTTCCGGCGTTCGAGTTCGGGCAGTTTTCCGCGCCGCTTCAATGCTTCGCGGCGTTCCTCGAGCGTCCTCATATCAGATGCTCCCGGAAGTCGCGGGGCGAGTGATAGGGGCTCGTCGTTCCCGGAGTGGACCGCGGGCTTTCGACACCCCAAGCAACCGGGATCGACAGGCCCGAGGCGTTGTCGTGGCCAAGCTCACCGGGCCAAACCGACTTGTGGAAGTTCGGGCTGAGCGAGTTGCCGATGTTGAGTTCGAACAACCGTTCGGCGAGCGAGACGACGGAAACAGCAAGTTCCCGCGAGGCCCCGACAGTCAGCATCGTGCGGTCGAGCTGGCCGTCGAAAACGATATCGGGCGTTCCGTCGAGCGTCCCGGTATCCACGTCATATTCGCCAATCCAGAAGCGGACGCGCGAGGTTTGAAAGCCGGGCTGCGACATTTCCCCCGGCGTTGTGTCACCGGGAGGCAGGAGCGTCATTTCCAGCGCCGGAACCTCGTTGCCGACCCCTTCCGCCATCGCCTGAATACTGCCGATCGTCCCGAAAACAGCATCCTTCGAGCGATAGGTTTCGCCGTTGAACGTGACGAACCCGCCATCGCAGAGCAGGACGTTGCCATAGCTGCCGGGGAGTTCGATCTTGCAGAGACCGATCAGACCGACCCGCCTCACGCCGCTTCCTCCAAGGTAAACTCGATCGCGACCAGCTTGTTGGCCGGGATCGTCCACGACCATTCATTGCCGTCGACAAATCCTTCGACCATCGGCTTCGCGAGGTGGACCGTCGCCCCGTCCAGAAAGGGGGCGCGAAGTTCGGGTGTGATGTTCAGCGTGGCCTCACCGCTTCCATCCGCCCGCGCCGTCTCGCTGACGTTGTGGAGGTAGTGCTGGCCGTTCTCATCCTCGATCGACAGCCAATAGCCTTCCTTGGCCGCGTATCCGGGCGTCAGGCCGCGAATGGCGAGCGAGGTGCCTGTCTGCCCCGCGCCGTCCACGACAGGGCTTCCCGGAGCGCCCTGCGGCACGTCGATCAGCGGATACTCTATGCGTAGCCCCTCGCGCTTGGCCTTGAGCAACCGGGAGACGAATATCCGCGACACGCTCGGCAGCATCGGCGGGAGCGAAACCTGAAGGCGATAGCGCGAGCCTTTGCGGTCAACCCGAAGAACCGCGGCCCCCGTCGAAGGGCGAAGGTTCATCCCGAAATCGAGCAGGGTCGGTTGGACGCCGTTCGGCGCCGGGTCGGTAGGAAGTTCGATCATCGTTTATCGCCACCGACGAGATTGAGCATATTGCATGCGGGCCAGCCCGACTTGGGCGCCGGCCTGAGCGATGCCGGGAGCCGCGCGCAGCACGCGGCCATCGACGACGACATCGAAGTAAGGCGACGGGACAATCTCGACCTTGCCGCCCCCGAGCCCCCCGAGCCCCCCGAGGTCGCTATTCGGCGTCACGCGCGCACCGCGAGGCAGGTCGACCAGCTCGGGTCCACGCTCGCCGACCAGCGTCGGCCCGCCTCGCCAGAAGCTCGTCCCGTTCGCGTTCTTGCCGATGCCCTTGATGCCGCCGAGCGCGTTGCCGATCTTCGCGATGGAGCTGCCCAGCGATCCAAGGCCGGGGGTCGAGCTATCCCCCAAGCCGAGAAACTTGGCGAGCGGCGCGATCAGAGACTTTTGCAGTTGTAGCCGGATCAGGTCGGCGATCATCTGCTTGATGACGTTCGCGAAGACATCGCCCATCGACTTGAAGTTGACGATGGCGTCGGCGATCTGGTTGTTGAGCGCCTGAAGCCCGTCGATCTTGATCGCCTCGATCGCCTCGTTGATCTGGGCCGGTGTCTTGTTGAGGTCTCGGAGATACCGCTCGGATGCCGTTTCGTTCTGGCGCGACACGACCTCTCGACGAGCCCCGGCCGAGGCATTCAGCGCGTTGAGCGCAATCTCGGCCTGATCGCGAACCGCCTTGGCAAGGTCCTTGTTCGCGATGACCGATTCCAGCTTCGACCGCAGGTAGGCGTCCTCGGCGTCGAGTATCCGAAGCGCGATATCCTTTCGTTCCGCGTCGGTGTCGGCAAGGTCGAACTGGTTGCGCAGCGCATCGATGTCGGCGCGGTGACGCTCTTCCGCCAAATCATTGGCGTCCTCGAACAGCTGAAGCCTGAGTTCCTGCTCCAGCTTCTGGTCATAGAGCGACTTGTTCGTGGCCGCTTCGATGCTTTCGGCATCACGTTCGGCATTGGCCCGCCCATAGAGCGCGCGCAGTATTTCGCGCTGCGCGTCGGCTTGTGCCTTCGTGAGTTCTCCTGACTTTACCGCGGCGTCTAGCTCGGCGTAGCGCGTCTCGCGCTCCTTCCCGAGGATCTGGCGCTCAAACTCGGCGCGGGCCTCAACGTCGGTCGTGAGCGCAGCCTGTGCGCGCAGCTGCTCGATTTCGAGGTTATAACGATCCTGCGCGGCGCGGGCGGCCAGTTCGTCGGTACGATCCCTTGGTCCCCGCTTGGTGCTCGAGCCTTCGCCGTCGCCGAAGCCTGTGCCGCTGACAGGTGAGCCGCTGGCGGGGCTCGGGCTATCCGCAAGCGAAATCTTGCGATTAAACGCAATTAACGCGGCCTCCTGGATGGCGTTTGCGCGGTTCTGTTCTGCCCTTCCATCTTCGATGCGCTTCTCCAAGGCGGCAATCCGGTCTGCCGATGCGCGATCCGGGTCACCGCTCCCCCCGAAGAGGCCGACAAAGCCTTCGCGCCGCCTTTGGTTGCGCCTCTCTGCCTGCAACTCAAGGCTGGCCCGATCGGCATCCGCTTTTCCGGCTGCGCCAGCCGCGGCTGCCTGTGCCAGCAACGCAATTGTGGCCTTGGAAATTTCGGTGGCCATTTTGTGCGCTTCGACAGACGCTCGCTGATATTTTTTGGCCAGCTTGTCTACTCGGCCCGCCGCAATTTCACTTATTCGGGCAAGGTCATCGGTCGATACGCCAGCGGCTCGCAGCTTGGCGATCATGCCGTCGAGTTGGGTCTGGGATTCTCCATACTGCCGATTCAGTTTTTCGGTTGCCTCGCGCGCTTTGTCCGATCCGAAGATGAGGCGATCGAGAACAGCGACGACCACCGCGATCGCGGCCCCGACACCCGTCGCAATCAGCAAGCCTCGCAGCGCCACGGCGAGCAAGCGCATTGCGGCGGCAGCGGGTCCGGCCGTCGTGGCGATCGCAGCCAGTTGCCACGCGAAAGCGGTAAAGGCGGGGATGATGCGGGCCGTCAGAAGCACGAATAGCGGCGCCAATGAGGCGCGGACCAATCCGATCGCATAAATGGTCGGCCCAACGACAGCGGCAATGCCAGCAATCAGCGCAGAGAACCTAAGGACCGTTGGGCTGGCCCCCGACATCCAGTCAATGAGGTCGCCGATCTTCGTGACCAGCGCCGTTACCGCTTCGAGAACCCCCGACTGCCCGACGCGGATGGCGAGCGTTTCAATCGCGCCCTTGAGGTTTTCAAGCTGGCCATAAAAGCCCTTCATCCGCTCGGCCGACTGAGCTGCAGCGTCGGTCTTGCGGATGGCTTCCGCAACGCGGTCCAGCCCATCGGCGCCTTGGTTCATCAAGCCGATGGCGGTTCGCATCGCGTCGGTGCCGAATATCCGCTTCAGGACATCGGTCTTGGCCTGATCACTGAGGCCGCCGAGCTTCTGGCGCAATTCCTCGGCAATTTCGGCCATCGAGCGAAGATTGCCGTTGGCCTCATAGAACTGGAGACCAAAGGCAGCGATCGCCTTTTGAGCCTGCTTGCTGTTGCCGGAAAGCGAGGTCAGGAACGTCTTGAACGACGTGCCGGCGTCCGAGCCCGACGCGAACAGCGATGACGTTGCGGCAAGAACCGTGTTGAAGTCGGTGAAGTCGACCCCGAGACCGCCGGCAACGCCGCCAGCCTGACCGATCGCGAGCGCATAGTCGGCGAAGTCCAGCTTGGACTCGTTCACCGCGCCCGTGATCTGGTTGATCGCCGTGGGCAATTGAGCCGTGGTCAGCCCGAATTGCTTCATGGAGTCGGTGATCGCATTGGCGGCGGGCGAGAGTTCCGATCCCGTCGCGGTGGCGAGGTAAACCGTCGCCTCCGCTGCCCCGTTCAGGATTTCCGTCGCGCTGAGACCGCTTTTCGCGAGCTCGTCCATCGCGTTCGCGGCATCAGACGCGCCGAAGATCGTATCCTTGCCCAGCTTCAGGGCGAGGTCGGACATCTGCTTGAGTTGATCGGCGCTCGCCTGTGACGAGATGCCGAGCTGGATCATCGACTTTTCAAAGTCGCCCGCCATCTTGACGACCGCCACCCCGGCCGCCGCGACCGGGGCCGAGATGGCGAGCGTCAGCTTCTTGCCGAGCTCCTGCAGCTTCTTTCCCGAGCGCTCGAAATCGCGCTCCATCCGCTTGAGGCTCTTGCCGGCGAGATCGGTGCCCTTCTCAAACGCGACAGTATTTAACTCGAGAAAAACCGCCAGTCTGGAGATAACATCAGCCATGCCAGCCATCGCTCACCCCTTCTTTTTTACTTTGGACTTGGCCAATGCGATCATCTTCCGAACGCCGTCTTTGCGGCGCTCCTCATCGGTCTGGAGATATTCGGAGAGCGACTTGAGGCGCTTCTGGCCCGAGAAAACCGCCGCGTAGTAACCGGTCGAAATCGCCATGTTCCGGTCGCGCCGAAACGCCGCGGATACGGCTATCTCGAACGTGCGGGGCGTTTGGTCCCAGAATTCGTCTTGAGGGAGCCCCGCTTCACACCATTGCGACCAGAAGTCGTCCCAGCCGTCGCGGCGTTTCCCGGCTTCCTATCCCCCGATTTCCTTGTCGGGGCGCCGTTCTCAACCGCTTGCCCCACTGCCTCCATCACCGCCGCCTGTTCGGCGAACAGGATTTCCCCGGCGTCTTCGAGCGTGATTTCGGGGTGCTTCACGGCCAGCATCGCATGGAAGATCGTCGCGCCCGCGCTGAGAAATCCCGCCTGCGCATCGGCCTGGATCTTCTCGATCGGCGCGCCATATGTCCGCTCGGCAATGACGAAAGCCCTGAAGCCGGAGACGAGCGTGAATTCTCGCCCGTCGCTCAGCTTCAGGAGCGTTTCGCCCTTCATCGGGTTGGCCGTCACGAGACGTATGCCTCGATGTCCTCAACCGTGACGATCCGGAAGGTCGCGGTCGCTTCCATCACGCCGTCAGGAGTAACCCGACCGCGCGAATAGCCGGTGCACTTGCAGGTGCCTTCGATCTGCGCGACGGGCTCGCCGTTTTCGGGCAGGACCGCTTTGAACGCGCGAACATCGCCGTCCTTCAGCGCGCCTTCGAGCATCACGTCGGTGTCGCTGAGCGGGCGGAAGTTCAGCAGGACTTCAAAGTCGCTGTCCTCATAGAAGCCGCTCAGATATTCGCGACGCCAGTCGGGCGATTTCAGGTGCGTCGCCTCGACCTGTTCGCGGGTGCCACCAGTCGGGACATCGAATTCCTTGACCTGCACCAGTTCGTAAAGATTGCCCGCCGTCGCATCGGACGACAGGTGGAACTCGCCGAAGTAGCCCACCGAGGCTTCAGCCGTTTCTGCCATGATAAAAATTCCATCTTGCCCCGAAGGGTCTGGGACTCGGCGTCATCACGACGCGGAATCTCGGGTTGAACGAACGGACCTAAGTGATGCACGGCCAGCCGGTCCAAGCTGGCGCGAATCTCAATCTTGAAAGGTGTGCTCCATCATCGCTTCCACGATCTGGTGATGGATGAATCCATTCGGCGTGTCGGTGCCTTGACCTTCGCGCGGGCCTTCGCATTTGACGCGGCCGACCCGGCCCCCTGTTGCCGACCAAGGGGCGCTGACTGCCTGAACAATCTTCGTTCCGAGCTGCTTTGCCACTCCAAACGACGAGGCGAAGCAACTGGCCTGAATGCGCGTCCGTCGCGATCCCTGATAGCCCTTCAGGTGCTCGGGTCGCGGGTCGCTGATGATATGCAACCGGACGTAGGGCAGGGCAGCGCCTTGCGGAACGACGCCCCAATAAATGCGGGTCGAGACGACGGCGGCGACGGCGGAATCGGCGATGAGGCGATTGCGAAAGGCAGTTGCAAGGTCAGCCATCTTACCGACCCCTTGCCAGCTTCCGCGCGATGCGCGCCTTCGCCTTTTTCACTTCGTCTGCAAGCGTGTCGCGGACTTCGCGAACGACCGCCTCACCCTCACTGTCGGCCGCGGGGCGGGCGTAGGGGTTCGGAGACATCTCCACAGTCCCTTCTTCCTGCCAGCCCGCGTTCGAGCGGTTCAATTTCCCTTCAGGAGCGGGACCGGTCATCACCTGCACCCCGGTCGATCGTTCGAACCGTACCGAACCCCGCGCGCGCTTGGCCGTGACGTTCTGGGTTTTCATGCTTCCGGCGAGGTCGCCTTCGTCCTTCGGCGCCAGTTGCTCCATCTTCGTGCGGATGCGCTCCATCGACTTCGTGGCGGTGCGGCGAAGGACGTTGCGCGCGGTGGCCCTCGGCAGGTCCTCGGCGAGCGCCCTTTCGAGTTCGCGGAAGCCTTCCGTCCTGAAGGTCTGCCGTGCCATTACTCAACGACCCTCGTTGCCGTTACTTCGAGGAACCCGCGTTGCGGCGAACCATCCGAAACATCGGTTATGTCCCAATTCGCTCCATCGTGAACGATGCGATCCCGAACCATCAGGCCGCGCGTCCGGCTGTTCGAGTGCATCATGAAGGTGGCGACCTTTGTCCCTTGTTCGCGGGCGGCGGCCCGTCGCTCGTCACCCCGGCCCTGAAACTTCTTCGCCCGCTCGTCGCCAAGATTGGCCCACGTCTGGACCTCTTCGCCATATTCATCCTGCGTCGCGGTGAAGCGCTGCAAGGTGACCTTCTGGTCCAGAACGAACGGTTTCATGCGACAGTCGGGGTCCGAAAGGGGCCGGCGAGGGCGACGAAGGCGCGCGGCAGGTTGTGGATCGGGTCCAGTTCAACATCCTCGTCGGAATAGTAGCGCCACCTGATCCAGATGATCTGCGCTGCGTTCAATTCGTCGGCATAGACATCGTATCCCTCGCCGACGAAGCGCAGCAGGGCGGAAAGTGACTGGACGATCAGGTCGTTAAGCTGATCGTCATCGTCGTTGTGGAGGACGTGCAAATGCTTTTTGACGTCTGCCAGACTGACGCTCATGCCGCCTCCATCAAATCCAGATGATAATGCTCGCGCGCGAACGGGTCGATTTTCTTGACATCCCAAGGCTTCAGATTGCCGGGGAAGAAGAGAACCCGCGGCGGCACCTTATCCCGGCGCGTTCGATAAGCGCCCCCGAACCAGTAAACCCCGTCTGCATCGTCCCAGACAGGTTCGTTCGGCCCGAGCTTGTGCATCAGCCACGCTTGATCGGACCCGCAGAAGAGGCGCCCCGATTCCAGCGCGGCCTCCTGGTTGAAATCCTCGTAAACATCGGGTCGGCAGCCCGCCCGGATCATCATCATCGATCCGTTATACGGACGCCCCCGCAGCGTGCCCTTGAACAGTACAAGATCCTCGGGCCGATCAAACAGCGGATCGAGCGGGCCGCCGACGACACAATCTAAATCCATAGAAACGAACCGCTCGCCGAAAATCTCCCCGGCATCGCGGCGGAACATCGACAGGCGCCGGTAACACTGGGGCCGGCCGTTGGTCCAACGCGGGTTGGAGATATCGAGAAAATCCCCCGGCGGGGTGATGATCTCCACGCTCCGGTCTATCCCTTCCGGCATATCGGTCACGCAGGCGATGCGGTGCGGCATCGACAGGTTGCGGCGCACCATGGCTGCGGCGACGTTCACATGATTTGCGGTGTAGAGAGTGCGGGTTTTCTCTTGGCGCCACAGCCAGAAGATGATCGAAATCATGCGACGTGAGCCCAGCAACGGCCATGTATCGCGCGGCAAATTGTCGCCTTGCTGACGCCGAGTTCACGGGCGAGCCGATACTGACGCTCCCCATTTGCGTAGCGCCGCCGAATCTGAACGACATCACTGGCAGTCAGGACCGATTGAACGACCCGCTCGCCCTTCAGAATTGTCCCATGCCGAACTTTGTCTGCCTGGTTCTGATCGGGCGTGCCCCATGCGAGATTTCCGAGCCGATTATTCCTCTGGTTTCCATCGAGATGCCTGCACTCCATCCCATCCGGCGCCGGACCGACGAAGGCCTCCAATACCAGAGTGTGAACGGAAATCGTCTTTCTTTGGTAATCGACGCAAAGCGTGACGCGGGCATACCATCGGTCACCATGCGTTGACTGCCCCATGATCTTTTCAGGTCGGCGCTGGTGCTGGACCAATCCATCGGGCATCACTCGTGTGATTACGCGGGCGACGCTCCGAACTCGCCCAAGGTCCGACACCTCGTAATGGCCTTCATAGCCAACGACCGGCAGCCAACGCTCCATCACAGCGCCCTTTCGTATTCAGCCGACAAGGACAGGATTTCATCCTCCTTGCCCGCCGCCTTCTTCGCCAAAGCGATGGCCTCTTTCTCGCCGGGAACGCGCCCTTCCTTTCGCGGCAGCGTCGTGGTCGAAGCGTCTGGCACAAGGCCGCGCCAATATCGGGTCAGCGCGACGTGCTTGAGAAAACCCTGCTTGGCGACGGCATAGAGACGGGCCCTCCACATTGAATCGGTCCCGTAGATTCCTGTGAACCACTCGTCGTAGCCCCCGAGCCGCCAATACATGTCGCGGGTGAGCACGAAGCTGTTGGGGTGCGGCTTCGGTTTTCCCTTGGCGTTCAATGTCGGCAGCCCGGTGTCGGCTTCCACGCGGTGCAGCATATAGGCCGTTTCGGGATCGAGCCGGTGCATCCGCTTCAGCAGCGCGTCCGCATTCTCCGCCGTCAGCACATGATCGATGTCGGTCGATATCAGCCATGTTCCCTTCGCCTCATGCGCCGCGATATTCCGCGCGCCGTTCTGGAACCAAGGCCGATCCTCCAGAACCCGATAAATCCGCAGGTCCGGCAGGCCCTCTGGTCGTTCAACGTCAACCGCGGGCTCGGGCGATCCATCGTCGACGATCACCACCTCGATCTGCGCCTTGGCCTTGTCCGACCAGCGGGTCATCTCGGCATATTGCAGCGCGAGCATACCGCTGTTCAGATAGAATGGCATGACGAGAGAGAGGATCATGCCGCCAGCTCCTGTGTCGCTGTGCAGAAAACCGGAATACCCGCCTCGCGCGCGATGATGCCCGCCTGTTTCGGGCAGCTTTCGATGAACATCTCGACTCCCAGCCTTTCCGCGTGCCCAGCCTTCCACGCGCCGCGGCCACCTGTCGCCCGCATCGCCTCCATCCGCTCGCCCTTGGTCGCCCAAGGGGTCATGGTCAGGCTCTCGAACTGTATCCCGTGCCGCGCGAGCCACGCCTCGGTCTGGGGCCGATATTTCTCCGCCCGCCCGGTGATAATGTGCCCGATCGCGCGCTGCGGAATGAACAGCGGTTCGGCAGTCGCCAGAAACTCGGCGTAGCGCGGGCCATCGTCATTCTCGGCCTTCGTATTGTCGCGGCAGAGAACGCCGTCCATGTCGAAGCCCCAGCGAGGCAAGCGAATGTGCTTCGTCCAGTTCCACGCGAATATCCGCGGGCCGTGGACGACCTCGAACCACATATCGCAGACCGATTCCGGCTCGACCTGGTAGGGGCCGAAGATCGCCAGCCGGGTTGCCTTTGTTCCCTTCGGCAGAAGGCTCACAGCGCGCTTGAACGCGCCTCCCTTATTGCAACTATCATCGACCAGCAGGATGCGCCTGCCAGCCTCGACAGAGCGCCCTGAGCGTCCATGCACGATGCCCCGCCCATATCCCTCAACGTCAGCGAGCGGCATTTGAAGCTGCGTCGCGATTATGCTCGCCGGGATCATGCCCGAGCGGGGAACGCCGACGATGCAGTCGAAGGCGCTTCGATCAATCCGATGCAGGTTCGCGGTGATGATCCGCGCCATGTCGGACAGAGTCCGGATGCTCAGCACTTCCGCCCTCGCAGCCCCATGTTGATGCTCCGATGCTTCTTTGACCCGCGCGGCTCGGCGACCGTCTCCAGATCGACCAGCCCGGCCCGCTCGAAGCATTCGCGCAGATATCGCGGCGTCAGGATCGCCCGGTGCATGTTCGCGCCCCGGTCGTCTTTCTTGGCGTAGCAAAGGATGCGCCCCGCCGCGGCGACGAAGGGGTGGCCCTTGTGCAGCTCGCGCTTCCACGCCCCCGCCGAGCGGCTGGTCTCGCCCGTTTCCTCCCATTCGAGCATCGCACGCATGAGCGAGGTGGAATCAACCGTGTGAACCTCAAGCCAGCCACCCGGTGCGATTACCCGCACCCATTCGGCAATCGTCGCCTCGACGTCAAACCATTCGATATGTTCGATGCAGTGCGACGAATAGACCTCGGCGAAAGTGCCATCCTTGAAAGGCAGACGGCGCGCATCCCCGACATGATCGGTGAACGGGCCGGGCGCGATGTTGAAGGTCT